ATCGCCAGAGCAGCATCGCGCGCCAGATCCTGGCGGACCAGGTTGTCGATGTCAATCACTGCCTGCGCCAGCAATTGCCGGCTGTAGGAAGCGCTCGACTGATAGGTTTTTGGCGACATCGTAACCTGAGCAAGAGTCAGGTTGCTGTCGGCAACGTCTGTGCCGGGGTTTTCACCAACCCATGCACCCGTCGCGCGGCCGGTCTGCTTGGGGAACGCAATGTTGCCCTGCAGCCCGCTGATAGTCTCGGCGCCCAGCTCTTTCAACCGCATGCGGTTGTAGAGGAACTGGATGAACGGACCCGGCTCGGTAAATACTGTTTCCAAGCCTTTCGTGGCAGTCGCGGCGGTCAGCGCCGTGGTCACGCCCGCGCGCAGGAGCAACTCCTGGCCATAGCGGGCGACAGCGTCGCGCGCCAGTTGCGGATCCACATTGAGCTTGAACGGCACAAAGATGCCGCCATGCTTTTTGCCTTCCCAACGCTTCTCGATCTCGTCGGAGATCTCCGTTTCGAAAGTCGCTTCGCGTTTGCCGCTTTGATTCTCGGCATTGCGGATGTGGGTCATGATGCCGCGGCAGAGGTTGTACTGCTTCTGCTCGCGCTCGCTGAGTTCGAGCATCGCGGTCTGTTCGGCGCCCGGTGTGGTCGTCGTCCTTGCGTCGCGCTTGGCAACGTCGGCGAGGATCTCGCGAGAGGCGCTGTCGACAGTCACGCCTTCTTTCCCGAGGATTTCGGCTGCACGGTCTTGACCGATTCCGTGCGTTTTGCAGAGCTTCAGAATATCTTGGACATCTTTGGGATTCATGGTGCGGACCTCGACTGTAGTTGATTGCGCCGGCGGAGCCTGCGCTGATGCGGACGAACGAACTGAAACTGGAAACTCGTTTTCGCCGGCCGCGGAACGGCCGGCACCGACAGAATGGTCGGCTGGAACTGCGACAGTGGATCCTTCCATGGGCATCCACTTGGTAATGCGATAAGTGCGATTGGTGCCGTTGTCGTCTTTCGTCTCTTTTTCGAGCACCATTTCCATCACGCGATAGCCGATGGAGGTGAACGGCCGTATGCCGTCCTGGACGTCACGCTTAACGTCCTGACCGCGCTGTGAGCGCGAGAACCGGACATCACCGCGCAACTTCTTTTTGTCGACGCGAAGATTTTCAATGATTCCGACCTGATCGCCAGTGTCATGGTCCACCAGGTAAGCGAGCCCATTCTCCGCGCGCGTCATGTCGATGCACTCGGATGAGTGATCGAGAATCTCGTCACCGAACCAGCGCTCTACGGGAGCTTCGGAGGAAAACGACATTTCGAAAACGTCGCCGTCCCGCTCCTCATCTTCTTCGTCCTCGTCGGGATCTGCCGGATCCGGCTCGGCCTCTGCGGCCGCGCGCCAGGCAAGAAGCTCGGCAGCCTTGCCATCCGTAGGAATAGCAATGCCGTATCTTTTCGCAGCCGCAGAAATGCGACGCCAGGAGCATGACTTAGTCTTCGGATCAGTGATCTCGACGGTGTCGAATTCAGCGATCGCGTTGCGGACCAGGTTCTTTGTGGCAGCTTCGTTTCCAGGAACAATAAGGGGGAGGGACCAGGTCGCAGTGCGTTGCGCATCGCCAACGACGACAAAACAGCGCTGCGGAAGATCTACACCGTCGACGCGCTTGGTGCGCGCCTTACGCACGGCCATGATTTCAAGGGCAACAATGCGGGTGAGTTGCGGCAGTGCTTTCGGCGTCTCGACGGTGCGCTGAGGCATAGCTGGTTCCGAATGTGCTTAGGTTGCGATGTAGGTGCGGGGAGCGACAAGTGGAGTTTCACTTCACAAACGAGCGCGAAGGACCTGCAGCAGCTCGTTATCAGTGAGACGGAGATTCTCAAACACGAAAGTGATTGCCTGGGACTGGGTTTCGAAGTTGTGAATGGCTTTCGGTTTCTGGCCGCGGATCTCGTACACGATTGCGATCTTCCGGATCTCGCCCTTTGAGTCAAGGACCTTACGTAACAAGTCGCGAACAGGTTTCACTGCAGGATCTCCAACAGCCGGCTAGCAGACGATCGTCCTTTTGCCTTTGGCTTCGACTGAGCCTTCGGTTTCTTTGATGCCGCCGGCTGACTCGCTTCTTTGTCTGCCGCTGGATTCTCGGTCGGTTCCTCTTCGTCGTCCACCGCTGCAGGATTATTTTGCGTGCTCGGCCTAGACGGGAGAGCTGCCACCAGGTCGATGCCGAATTCCTCTGCCATCTTGTCTTCTTCGGCCAGACCTTCGAATACGTCCTCGACGTCGCCGCCGCGATCGGCAATGACCTGGCCACGCGTCTGCAGAGCCGCAGCAATGCCCATGACGGCCGCTTGCGTCTCTTTGTAGGGGTCAACCCACTGCCAGCCGCGCGGAATCCATTTGCCAATGTTGTAACGCTCAGGATCTCGCGAATCGAGCTTTAGCGCACCGGTGAGCAACGACATCTTCAGCCAGTCTTCAAAGATCGGCTGCATGAACTCTTCGGCAACATGCTGCTGAGTCTCTTTCCAGTGATCGCGCTCGATCAGGAGTCCCGATCGCAACGAGGAGTAATTCACGCCCTGTAAATCGTTAGCGAGCGCGTTGTAACTGGCTCCTAGGCCTGATGCAACCCATCGGAGATTCGTTTTAATGAACTGTTCGAAAGCATTTGCAGGATGGTCGGGAGTAAATTCTTTGAAGTCATAGCCTGGAGGAAGCTGCTCAAAAACTCCGGCGTTTGCTTCAATGCGCAACGGATCCTGATCGTCCGGTTGATCGAACGACTCTGCATTCGGAATAAAGAAGCCCATCTTCGCCGCGCCTACTCGCGCAGCTACGATTTCCGCTTCCATGTAGCCGTTGAGCATCTTCAAAGGCATCATCACCGCGTGAAACCAGGTCAAGCCTCTCGTCTGATTCACGCGATACGGATCGAAGATGTGAATGATCTGATCGGCCGGAATGCTCTCGCGCAGCAACGAACCACCAAAATCAGAAGGATGTCCAGGATTGACCCAGTAAGCTACCGGCTTTCCCCATTTGTCGACCTCAATGCCAAGTCGCACCTCTGTGTCGCCCGATCGATTGCCCGCCGGACGCGAAAACAAATGGTCGACCTGGTCCGCATCGATCGTCTGCAGCGCAAATCCCCACTTATTGTTGAAGCCGCGAACTTTACGAACAAACGACTCGCCGTCCATTGCTTCCGTCTTCAATGACAGGCTCTGCACGGCTCTCATCGAGAGTTTTCCGTCGACTGTGCAATTTCCTTTTTTGCACCATTCCAGCCATGACGTCTCGATAAGCTTGTTAGTAGCGGTATCGATATCGCCGTTGGCCTTCCGCACGAGAGACTGATAGCGAATGCCGGCCGGACCAACCACGTTCGCACTCAACATGTTCAGAAAGTGGCGCGCGATCGGGTTATTGCGTACGAGCTCCCGGCCTCGAGCTCGCAGAAGTCGAAGATTGCCGCGACATTCCTGGTCAGCCGAAAGAATGGGCGCAACCCAATCGAGCGTAAGACGGGATCCGCCGGCGCCAGCGAAAACGGAACTACGTTTTAGGGGGACACGTTGCAGGCCAACCATATTGAGCGCGCGATCGATCACCCGGGAAAATGAGTTTTTCTCTGTGCTCATTGCCCAGCTCCTGGCAGGCCAGTAACGTCAACCCAGGTAGAGGGGAAGTTTGCGTCGTTCGATTCGTCGACAAAATCGACCAGGACAGGAGTACCGATCTTCCCAGGATGCTTCTGTCGCCAAACCATCGAAGCGTAATGACCGCGCAAGCGCTGCAGGTCGACCGTTGGTATCTTTTTCACGCTGCGGCCGCCGCCCATGGACGACGCCTGCACGGAATAGTCTTCAACATCAGCCAGGACACGCGCCTTCAGCTCAGCTTCGATAATGCCGAGCATCTGTTCGGCAAATGACAAGGTCGAGCCGGCGGGTGCGGTTGCAAGATCAGGTTCGACCGTGACCACACCCTGCCCGACTGTGTAAACTTCGTCTCCGCCAACACTCGCAATGCGCTCGATATAGCGGTAGATTCCAGGATCGACACCCAGATCGGAAGGCTTCAGAGTTACAAGCCATGCGGAAGCGTTTTGGGGATCGACAACGCCTAGAGAATTGAAGGTGCTAGTCGCCCCGTTGAAATAGATTGTGTACTTCCAACCATCAGCGATGGGGAAGTCATTAAACGAGCGCCGAAATTTCTGAGTTTCGCCAGCAGTGAATACGGCCGGGATCTGATCTGGAATCGGAGGCGCCACGTCCCCAGCCTCAGCGCGACCGCAATTAGACGCAATTGGAGAATAGCTTCAAACTGAACCGAAGAAGGGCACCTAGAATACCCCAGGAGCTGCGATCTCGACAAGAGTCGACCTCTGACACCATCCGAATTGTTTAATCACGCCAGCCGTTCACCCAGCCACTGCGCTGACCGCGCTGTTGAGCATTTTGTGCTGTTTTCTGGTTTTGTTCGTTCGGATCCGGCGGTTCGTTCATCTGTGTGGCCAGCTCGCCGAGGCGGCGGACCAGGCCAGGAAGCGAATAAAGAGCCGCCATCGCGTACACTTCGCAGTCGAGAGCCTCATTGCGCGATCGCGTTTTCACATACTCACGCACCATCCCACGGCCGCGGCGGTAGTGAGTCACCCGCTTTTCGCTGGTCAGCTGTTCGAGATATTCCTCTTCCA